TTGTAGTTAATATCCACCTTGGAAGGCTTCCCAATAGGCGGTTTGTTCCGCACCGATTGCCCTTTCAAAGCAAACACACCCTTTCCCTTTCTGGCTCTGGCGTACGCATACACTTCGCTTGTGAAGTGACCGCCGGAGTCAACACCAATTGCCGAAACTTTCAGTCTTCCGCCATCGGCATGCGGGTAATCCCTTAGCAAGAGGTCATCAACTTGTTCCCACAACTTTTGTCCGGCTGGATCGCCGTAAATCTCTGTGTGACTGATCAGCCAGCTCTCCTCACCAGCACCCCACGCATAAAGCCCAACAGCGACTCGGTTGTCCTGCACGTCAACGCCAGCAGTCAGTATCGACGCGCCTTTCGGGACTTCACCGGCGGGGTAGAACTCGGCTCGCTCAGAAAGGCTATCGGCACCAAGTTTTGCCCCAGTTTCTTCCTCCCAAGTCTCGCCCAAGATGGTATTAACAAACGTCTTCAACAACGGAGCGTCGTTCTTCGCACGTAAAAACTCGCCAACAATTTCTTCCCAACTCTTCCACCCCAACGGCGAGTACAAGGAGGACAAATGGAATCCAACCGTCCTTGCATCTTGACTTGTGGTCGTCGCACGCCACTCACCCTTGCGCAGCATTTCGCTCTTGAAATGCTCTGGTATATGAGACCCGCAAGCCTCGCAGACATACGCAGCAGTCTTTGGATCACCGTCACGCCACTGCAGGTTCTTCCACTGCAGCCATTGCATGTGATCGCAATGTGGACACGGGACAAAATATCGACGTTGATCAGATGCCAGATACTCCGTCTCAATCCGGCTCGTATCTTTTACCGTTGGCGTGGACGTAAGGATGATCTTCCGACGAGAAAAGGTTGACGCACGACGCTCAGCCAATGCACAAGGGTCGCCTTCACCGTCCACATCACTCGGAAAAGCATCAACCTCATCAAGAAGCACCCAGCGACAAGGAGCAGACCGTAAGCCCGTAGCACTGTTGGCACCCGTGAGTAGCAGGATCCCACCGGGGAACTCCTTTGAAAACATCGTGTTGCCTGAATCGCGGCTTCGAGCAGGAGCGACCTTGTCGGCAAGGCACGGTGTCTCATGAATCAGCGAATCAAGCCGCTGCTTTGACAACCTTTTAGCCATCTCAATCGTCGGCTGCACGAAAAGTGCTGGACCCGGAGCATGGGCGATCATGTAACCCACCACGTTGTTGATCGCTTCTGTCTTGCCAAGCTGCGCACCAGCCATAAACACCACCTTCTGAACGGCGGAGTTGGCAGACATGCAGTCCATGATCTCCCGGAGGTAAGGAGTCCTTTCCGTCCGCCACGGTCCCGGCTCTGCGCTGGCTTTGTTGGACAACATCCGGTAAAGATCCGCCCACTGACTCACGGACAGATCAGGGTCAGGGCGGAGGCCGTCGCGAAATGCCTGCCGATACAGCAATGCTCCGTCACGCATCGGTCAACGTCTCCAACGCTTTGCGGATCTCCTCGGTCAGCGTCTGGTGGATGACAACAGGATCCGACTCCGCAGCCAATTGGTTGCTGACACGGTCAGGAATATTGCCCAGAGCATCCCGTACAGCACGAGCAGCAGTAAAAGCCTCCCGCTGTACACGAGCAACTTCCACGAGTTGATCCTCTTTGACCTCCAGATCCAAGCGAGCCAATTCCGCACGGAAATGCTCTGACTTCGCACGACTTTCATTGAATGTCGGAATCTCAAGGTCTTCTGATTTGCGACGCGTGGGACTCACGCTGGCCAAAGGGTTGCCTTCCCTGTACGCCTTGACCGCCGCTTCCTTGTCCCACTCGATCTTGTTCCTGTTCACCGCGAAGCAGCCGTCAAACCGCCCTTGGCTCTTCATCTGACTGATTCGGGCTTGCGTGATGCCCAGTTCCTCAGCCAGTTCCTTGGTGTTGCAGACCTGCATACGAGCAATTTAAGGCCAACAGCGCCGTTTTAAGCGAAATAGTGCCGCGTAACGATTTTGGCGCATATAATGGTCAACTTTTGCGTTTTGGCGTCTTAAGTGCGTCTCATGTGGGAATGCTGCGACACGCATACCCCTACCGCTAGCTGTAGAAAGGGGTTCGAAATTACCTGCAGCCGATTCGCAAGAAAGGACCCGCAATTGAGAATCATTCTCATTCTTGTCTCACCGTGAGAACGGTTCTCATTCTCGCCAATTCTTGCGATTGATTCTCATTCTCACTCGCCACGGCTGCCCCTAGGGTCGTTGCAATTGCAACGCATTCTCAGTAAGGGCAGGCATAAAAAAGACCCGACCGAATGGCCGGGCGATTGTGGTTTGCCGTTGAATCAGGCGAGCGTTTCCCTTTGCCGGATCGCATCACTGGCGCGGCGTTTGCCTGTGCCATGCGCAATGAACGCAATTATCAGGTTTCGCGGCCGCTTGTGGCACAGCTTGCAATCGGCACATGTTGTTGTGTCGCTCCGCTGCGCAGGGCAGACAACCACGCGATTCCCGGCTGGCGTTCGCCATGATGTGCCGCGTTCATCGGATGGCACAGCCAGCACGGCAGGCAAACCGGCGGCGATGGCTGAGTCAGCAGCGGCCATGCTTTCGGTTGAAACATTGACCGTGAACCCGTTGCGATTGGCCGAGCGGATCAGCGACGCATTCTCACCGATGGCAAGACTGTGGTGAGTGTAGGTGTAACCATTGCGGCCACGGTTTGCGGCGATGATCGCCCGCAGGTATCGGCGGCTGATTCTGCCTGCAGTGTGCGGGAAGTCTCCGGCTTGGCCATGGCGCCACAGTTGACCAGCGGGAAGGGCGGCGATGGCTGCCATAAATTCCCGCAACGGCTGGCCACGTTCGCCACGGGTGACGGCTGCCCAGTGAATGGCAAGCGGTCCCGATTCGGCATAACAACCGTTACCCGCAAACGGACAGGACGCTGGGCAAGTGACGCGGGATGATGTGCTGACCGGGATTGGACCGGTCTTTACGTTTGAACTAACGCGGGTGAGATGAAAGCGCAGGTCTGAGAGCTTGGCCATTGTGTGGGTTGCGATTGGCGATGATCAAACCGGAGAAAAAATGAGAGCTTGCTGCCCTTGCCGCAGGAGAGAGCGGTAGGTTGCTTGGCTGACAGCGATTGCGTGACAGCCGGCGGCGATGGTGCGCAATTCAGGCGGCACAGCATGATGCCCCGAATAGCCGTCATCCCATGCCCCGGTGATTTGGCCGAACCGGTCAAACGATGCATAAACGCGGCAAGGGTTGCCGTTGCGGTCGTTTGTGGCTTTGAACAGTAGAACGGTTTGCATTGTCAGAATTCGTAAGGTTCAGTGTCGCGATGCCACCAAGGCGCCAGGTCTTCAGGATCGGGCAGCCAGCCATCAGGCAATTCAGGGTGAGCGGCCATGAAGTCGCCATCCTGCAGTTCGAATTCATCGGCGGCCGATGGCCAGAGTCTGGCGTTCATTGGAATTCACGCGGCAGGCTTGCAACTTGCGGGTGCGCGGGCGGCTCCCAGTTGATGGGTAATTGCGCAGCCATCGACACATCGTGAAGCAATCGCAGCAGCGAGCGGCGACGGCGCAACACTTGCTCTCGGGAATCATCCGCCCACAGTTTGGCTAGCAGGCGGTCACACTTTGCGACTTCAGCAGCAAGAACGGCCGCTTGCGATTCGGTGAGAGGCATGGCAGGGCGGTGGCGGTGGTAACGGGTGAAGGGATCGAGCGAATGGCGGCGATGCATTCGCCAGGAAGAACGGGTCCGATCATGCGACGGCAAGGGCGACGCGGACGCGGTAACGGCTGCAGCCAAGGCGGGCGGCAATGGCCGATTGCGATAGACCGGCGGTGCGCAGCAAGCGGACGCGGCGATCCTGGCTCATTGTGGCCAGATCAATCAGGGCAACCACGGCCAGCAAGGGCAGCAGCAGCCACAGGAGAGCGGTAAGGGTCACGGTTTCAGGGTCGCCCGGTGAGCGATTGGAGAGCCGGGCGATGTGTGAATGATAGCGCCTACCGGTAGGCGGCAGCGGGTCCGTGCCGCAATTTAGGCCGGTTTGCCAATTGTCACAGCATGCGGCATGGTGAGCCGGTTTGGCGGTTTGGCGCATTGTCTGGCACAGCAGCACCGAGCGACGGTATGGGCTGCACCTAGGCAAACGGTCGCGGCATTGCGACCCATATATAAGGAGAGCCGCTCTCAGTCTCGCGGCGATTCTCAAGTGGGACCGGTGCGCCTTGCGTTGTTGCGAATGATTCGCAATTGCAAGGAGGCGAGGTGGCCGCTTAAGGTGCTGAGAATGATTCCCATTATCACGGATCGCCCATCTTATGCGCTTTGCCGCATATTGAGAATGATTCTCATTATCAAAGAGGTCGTGTGTGCGAAAAACCCCTATAACCCACTTCCCCTTATAACCGACCCCTTGCAAGAACTTCGGCGTTTTTCGTCATTGCCCCTATAACCGACCCTTCGCAGGAACTGCGTATAACCGACCCCTTGCAAGAACTTTTAAATTTTTTGCGACGCGATTGCTTGTGATAATGCACGCCCAAATTCCTTGTTCCAGATTGAACCAGCGTGACCTTTTGCCACATCAAAGAATTTGAATTCACCTGTATAGGTTGGTGTCCTTGTAAACCAAAACATTGCGCGATCTTTTTCGAAACCTTCTTTGACGTTTGACAAATAGATACCTGGATACAGCTTTCCAGTTTTTGTCTTGACTGCGAAGTATTGCGTTGCACGCTTTCTTTTGGCGTACTTTGCGTACACAAATGATGTTGAATCGCGGAATGCAGAGAGGCTGTAAAGGATTTCTGTGTACTGCGCAGGTGTGACGTTTTGGTATTGGTTTCTGCGCAACAAGTCAGATTGCGTTGGGATGGCGTACATCCCAGAACCCAGCAATCCTTTGAATTTCAGTGACTTCTGAAAACGAGTGTCATATGCCTGACCGCCGTAAATCTGAGGCGCTAGGTATTTCGAGGCTGGGTTGCCCTTTGGAGCGAAATCACGAATGCCAATTTCAACCTCTAGGTTCGTTTTGGTACTGGCCTTGACGTAAAGGCTGTTCAGGGTGAAGGGAACTGGTTTCGGCCTGTTGAAGGTTGATCTCATTTCTGCCTGCAGCCGTTCCTTGACTGATGCACCGACGCGATTCAGTGCCAAGGAAGCCGCGAAGGGAACTTCAAGACGTTGCATGCGATCAAGCTTTTGCAGGATCGGATTAACGTCGAACTCGATGCTGTCGATTGCCATGACTGCATCATAAAAAAAACGCCCCAACCGGACAATC